ACTTCGTTAATCTTGATGAGAGCATGTACTTTGCAAAGATTCGCTTTCTCCAAGACAAGATAAAGGGACGGCTGAAAATTCACGAGTTCCCTCCAGCTACAGTCTCCGTCAACCACTTTCGTCGGATTATTGAAGACCTGGCTCTTAAGGACAATTTCAAGCCTGACATCATCTGTATCGACTATCTTAACCTAATGAACTCATCCCGGGTGCGCCAGGGAAAAAGTTACGAGGTCGTAAAGGCTGTTGCTGAAGAATGTAGAGGATTAGCTGTTGAGTATAACGCGTGCGTGTGGACCGGTACGCAGGTGAATCGAGAAGGGTACAAGGGTGATGATATAGGACTTGAAAATACCTCAGAGTCCATGGGATTGCCATTTACAGCAGACATTTTCCTGGGGCTCAGTGCAGACGAAAACCTCCAACGTGCTCAACATGTGCGTGTGAAGCAGCTTAAGAGTCGATATGGGGACATTAACTTCTACAATAAGTTCATAGTCGGAATTGATAAACAGAAAATGCGCGTATACGACGTGGTTCAATCCGAGGCAAACGATTTGGAGTCGCCTAGAAAGGTCAATGAAGATGCATCAACCTTTGATAAGTCACGATTTGGACAGGGTATGCGAGGGGAAAAGACTCCTAAAACATTTTCTGATTTTGATTTTTAGCCATGACAGACAACTTATTGCAAAAAATCGCGACCATCATCCATGGGTACTATCAAGCACGAGGGATTGGCTTAGAGAAGACTTGCAAGGAGGTATTGGCCTGCGTTGAGAGCGAGAGTGATAACATTCTTAATAGTACCAACCTCTTTCTCCTTTCACGGACCGGATTAGATAACCTGCAACTGAAACGAGATGACAGGCTCCTGGCTTGGGAAAAGAATCGACTGCACTTGTACGATTCAGAGACGATTGGGGCATACATATTTCCAACCTTGAATCAGGCAAAGTGGAAGCTTTCCGATGACGCGTTTGCTCTCCCAGATACTTCCATTATCGATCTTTTAGACAGGGGTGCGGTGGTCTACTTGTTGAGGTCAGCATGTTAAAAAATGATGCATGGATTACCAAGTTCGGCTCTGAGGGGGGAATTGAGCCATTTAATCCCGACGCAGTAAACCCGGCAAGCTACGATATTTCCCTTGGTGAGCAGGTCGTAATATACCCGACTACTGACCGGGGAAAGAGGCAGGAATGGGATCTCTCCTCCTTGGGGTCAGTATTTCTTCAGCCAAATGAAAGGGCCTTGGTCGTCACGGCGGAAACCATTAAGACTCCATCGGACGTTGCAATTTCCGTCCGTCTCAAAAGTTCTCTAGCTCGGCAAATGATTGTATCACCGATGGGACTGTTTATCGATCCAGGCTTTGAGGGTCGGATTACATTCTGCCTGATTAACATGGGAGTGGACCCGTACGAGTTGCGATTAGGTAGAAGGGTGGCGCAGTTTATATTTCAGGGCATGAACGCCCCGGCTGAGATTCCATACGGCGATGAGAGACGCAAGAGCCACTATCAAGGCTCTAAGGGACTTACCGAGAATAAATCTACCCTCTAACAGTCTACGAAATAACAAAAGGTAATGCTCGGCTCACCCATTACTATGTGAACATTGCAGCATCGAAACCGTTATAAACGTTTTGTAGAGGATCTTATGAATACAGTGACACTCACTGAGCTTCGACGCAATCTTGAGTCTTATCTCTCACAAGCCCAATCGGGTGACGTAATTATTACAAAGTACGGGCGAGAAGTGGCTCGTCTGGTCGGTACTGGTGATTCAGTGGCCCCGTCTAACACTCGTGGTACACCCACAAGTGCCGAGGATGAGGACGAAGCAACTTCGTCCGGAGAAGCAAGCGCAGCATAGCGCTTCCTCTGCTCTAATAGTTCCAGGAAAGGCAGACACACAATCAATAGTTGTGTGTTTGCTTTTTTATTCTCGTAGTGCGGAACGATCCTCCGCAACTAGTCTAAATACAATCCGTTTGAAGAGTATCTATTTCCTATATGGCCCTCCCAACAAATTATCAGACATTCATTGCACTCTCCAGATATGCTCGCTTTCGAGATGACCTTGGTAGACGAGAAACGTGGGAAGAAACGGTTGACCGTTACGTTGATTTTCTAGTTAGGCCGAATTGCGACGATGAGACAACTGTAGAGATTGCCAATGCCATAAAGACCCTTGAGGTTATGCCATCTATGCGGTTGCTTATGACGGCCGGACCGGCAGCAAAGCGGTGTAACGTCTGTGCCTATAACTGTGCGTACGTTTCCATCGATGATCCTGTCGCATTGTCTGAGGTCCTTTACATCCTTCTGTGCGGAACTGGAGTTGGGTTTTCCGTAGAGCATGGAGCAGTATCTAAGCTTCCTGTAGTTCCTGAACATATCTTTCCAACGGACACTACGATCGTGTTTGCAGATTCGAAGATTGGGTGGGCAAAGGGGTTTAAAGAGCTCATCTCACTATTGTACTTAGGACTGGAGCCAAAGATTGACTACTCCAAGATTCGACCAGCCGGAGCTCGCCTCAAGACATTCGGTGGAAGGGCATCGGGACCAGAGCCTCTCAAGTCACTTTGTGAGTTTGCAATCGCGAAATTTAAGGGAGCGGCAGGGCGGAAATTGAACTCTCTCGAAGTCCATGACATCGTCTGTAAGATTGGGGATGTTGTGGTTGTTGGAGGAGTTAGGCGCTCAGCACTCATATCGCTTTCGAGTCCATCGGATGATCTGATGAGACATGCTAAGAGCGGGCAATTCTGGATGACACATGGATACCGCTCCCTTGCCAATAATTCAGCAGTATACAACGAAAAGCCTGATGTTGGACAATTCATGAGGGAGTGGCTCGCGCTCTATGACTCAAAGTCGGGCGAGCGTGGGATCTTTAATCGGATTGCATCTGCAAAGCAGGTAGCCAGAAGTGGAAGACGAGAGCCCCGGAACGACTGGGGATGTAACCCCTGCTCAGAGATCATATTGCGCCCCGGGCAATTTTGTAACCTCTCTGAGGTTGTAGTAAGGGCAAATGACACTAAACAGTCTTTACTCAGAAAGGTTAGGATTGCCTCGATACTTGGCACCCTTCAAGCGACCCTTACCGACTTCAAATTTCTCAGGAAGGTATGGACCCAGAACTGCGAAGAGGAGCGCCTTCTTGGTGTGTCCCTCACCGGAATCATGGATAATCTTATGATGTCCGGACAAGTGGATGCTGATAAGCTACCTAGCCTCCTCGCAGAGCTTAAAGACCATGCCGTAGCAGTTAATAAGGAGTGGTCGAGTAAGCTAGGCATCAATCAGGCCACGGCAGTAACATGCGTAAAGCCGTCGGGTACCGTCTCTCAATTAGTTAATGCGTCTTCGGGCATCCACACTCGATTCTCACACTATTACATTCGGACGGTCAGAGCCGACAAGAAGGATCCATTGGCTCAGTTCATGAAAGATTCTGGATTTCCGGTCGAGGACGATAAGATGAGGCCAGATAGCGTATTTGTGTTCTCATTTCCGATGGAATCCCCAAAGGATGCTATTGTCTCCGATAGTCTTAATGCCATTCAGCAATTAGAGATCTGGAAGACGTATCAAATTTATTGGTGCGAACATAAGCCAAGCGTCACTATTCAGGTGAAAGAGTACGAATGGCCGGAGGTTCAGGCATGGGTGTGGAATAACTTTGACGAGATATCAGGAGTAAGCTTCTTGCCGTTTGATGACCATGTGTATGAGCAAGCTCCATATCAGCCAATAAATCAGGAGCAGTATGCAGACTTCCTGGCCAAGGTCCCAACAGAGATTGATTGGTCAGGGCTCCGTAGCTACGAGACTGCAGAGACTACAACTGGCGGGGATAGAGACTTTGCCTGTGTTGGAGGCTCCTGCGAGATTGTGGATGTCGGGGTTTAGCGCTCGACATAAAGCTAATTAGGCAACGGAGCCTAGGGGCAAATCTCTAATAGGGAGAGGCTTTTGCGTCTCCGTAATCTCATAAATAGTGTTATATGAAG